CGTGGAAGCGGAACCGGCCGGTCGAGAGGGTCGTGCAAATATCACCTCCTCGGCGGGGGGAGACTTCGGCGATGTCGCCGTCGATGTCGTTGTGTTGTGTTGCTTTCATCGTTCGTAACTTGGTTAAGGGTTGCGGCCGTCGACGCGACGGCCGCGGGAGGGGGTTAGGCCGTCTCGACGAGCTCGGCGTTCGCCGGGCGCTTAAAGAAGGCGAAGTGCGCGTCGTCGCCGCGCGTGAGGGTCGCCGTGAGGCGAACGGTCGAGCCCTTGCCGAAGTCGTCATCGTTCGCCAGCGAGCCCGGCACCGTGCCCCAGGCGAGCCACTCGGTGCCGTCGTCCTCGGTTACGAGGATCGTCGCCTTGAGCTCCCAGCCACCGCGGAAGCCGGGGCGCTCTTGCACCTTGAGCACGCGCCCGGTGAACTCGACGCGGCCCTCGGGGGCGACGCCGCGGTTCGCCGCGCTCTCGGCCTTGCGCTGCTCGGCGAGCTTCGCGTTCTTCTCGGCGAAAGTGATGCGGCCGTAGCCGTTAGCCTCGCACCAATCGCGCTGGCGCTCGTCGGCGGCCTCGGCGCGCGCCTGCGCCTGCTTCGCGCGGCGGGCGGCCTTCGTCTCCGCGTCGCGGAGCTCGCGGGCGTAGGCCAGGACCGGCACGGCCTCGGTCCAACGCGAGCGGCCGCCCATGCAACCGAAGCACCGGTCGCCGTGCGTCAGGTTGAACGAGTAGCGGCCCGAGCCGCCGCAGCGCGAGCAGACGCGCGTTACGCGCACCTGCGCGCCGTCGGCGACGAGCTCGACCTCGTGGCCTTTGGCGGCGAGCCACCGGCGGGCGGTCTCGTCGTTGGTGATGCGGGCGGGGACGTTGTTCTGCGTGCTGCTCATGAGTAAGACCGTAAGGGTTCGGCGAAGGGCTTGCAAGCCCCTGCTCTCTTTTTTTATCGGCCCGAGCTCGGGCCGACTTGCGTCGCGGTTACGCTTCCCGCTCCACAAAGAGCGACGAGTCGGTCGACTCGTCGCGGGCGAAGTCGCCAAGCCCGACGGGGAGCTCGGCGACGAAGAGGAAGCCGCCGAGTTGCTTCTCGGCGACGGCGACGGCGCGACCGCCGAACCGCGCGAGGACGCGGTCGGCCGCGGCGAGAGAGAAGAGGCCGAGGCCGCAAGCGGCGACGTCGACGATAACGGTGCGGGTGTTTGCCATGCGTGAACTGTAGCACTTCGGCGAAGGGCTTGCAAGCCCCTGCTCTCTTTTTTTAGAAGGTAGCGACGTGGCAACCGTCGAACATGGTCGGGAACTTGGCGATCTTGTCGATCGCCACGTCGACGCTGCCGTAGCGGAAAGCCTCGCCGAGATCGGCGGTCCAATCGGCATCCGTGCCGTAGACCGAACCGCGGTAGTAGACGCCACGGCGGGCGATGTAGTGGCAACGGCGATCGCCGTTGAGTGGGTGATCGGCGGGAGAAGAAACACAAGAGGGGGAAGTCATGAGCGAAAGTCTAGCGACTCTTATCGGCTCATGCAACCCCTCACCCTTTGTTTTTTCTACGGGCGCCAGTGCCCGCCCGGCGAGCGGTCCTCGGTGCCCGGCTCGGGCCGGTCGTCGGGGTGCGCGTCGGGGCCGACCGACGCGGGCGCCGGGTCGTCGATGACCGGCGCGCGGCTGCGGCCGAACGGATGCGCCTGCAACCAAGCCCAGGCGCCCGACGTCGCGTCGACGAGATCCTTTAGCTTGGCGTCGGGGAACCCTTCGAGCTCGTCGAGATAGCCCTGCGCCCAGTCACCGGCGACGATGCGAAGCCCGTCGCGCTGGCCGTAGAGCCCGCGCCCGCCGTCGGCGTTCCACCACGGCTCGCCGGTGTCGGCGCACTCGCCGCGTCGTTGGTGCCCGCGTTCCAGGCACGACGCCACCGGGTCGGCGCGCGCCGCTTTGCCCTTGTCGCTCGGCGTGTTGATCGCGAGCGCGACCTTCTCGTCGCGCGTCTGCTCGGGGAGCTTGGCGTTCGGTCGAGCTCCGACGACGCGGAACCCCTCGGCGCGCAGCCGACCGGCGAGCGCGTCGAACTGCGCGATCCCGCCCGAGCCCGGCTCGATCTCGACGCCGACGACCGTGCCCCGCCCGTCGAGCTTCGCTTGCGCGACGATCTTCGCGTCGCGCTTGCCCGGCGTCGCGCGGAACGCCGTCGCGTGCGTGACGACGCGCACGCCCGAGACGAGGCGGACCATACGGACGCCCGCGGTGCGCGCGGCGTCGGCCTTCTCGCTCGCGGCGAGATCCCACCACCGAACCGCGACGCATTCGCGCGTCGGCGCCTCGTCGAGTAGCGGGCCAAACCACTCGATACGGAAGTAGTCGCCGGGCTCGCGCGCCGACCAGTCGCCGTCGAGCAACTGCGCGCGCCGCGTCGGGTGCATATCTTGAAGCGTCGCCGTATAGGCGTCGCGGTCGAGGCTCGGGTTGTCGCTGATCTTCGAGGGTAGGTAGTAGCTCCGCGGCACGATCAAGCGCCCGCCGATTTCCTTACCGCCAACGAACCGCTCCTTAACCCACTGGTGACCAGGGCCGCCGGGGTTCGATGTCGCGAGCAGGCGTCGACCGACCGGGTCGCCGTCGCCGGTGCGAAGTCGAGAGCGTAACCACTCGAAGGCCGAGTCGTCCGGCCAGTGCGTGAGCTCGTCGAAGAGCGCGTCGTGCCACTCGCCGCCCTGAAACTTCGCGTCGTGCGTCGGGTGGTCGTGGTAGCCGAACTCGACGGTCGCGCCGCTCGGGAACCGGAACGTCTTGTTCGTGCCGTCCCAGTGGACGCGGAGCGGCAACCACCACCGCATAGCGCGCGAGAGGATCGCGCCCGACTTCATCATCTCGGCGTGGGTTCGGCGTAGGATGACGCCGCGGTAATGTCCCCAGGCCGCGGCGCGCGCCGCGACCGCCTGCAAGAGCCACGAGCTCTTACCGCCACCGGCTGCGCCGCCGAAGAGCATCTCGAAAGGTCCGCGCTTGTCGTCGTGTCCGCTCGCGGCGACGTGCCCGGCGAGTTGCTTCGGGTGCGGCGTCTCGGGGCAGTAGGCGTTCGCCACGAGACCGGGCGCCGCGCGCTCGATGACGTGCGGGCGCACGTTCGACGGCGCCTTGATGAACGACCGCTGGAATCGACGCACGCGCTCGGCGGCTTCGGTCCTCATCGCAGAAGCCGCGCCGCCTCGTCGTCGGCGACGCCGCCGTCGAGCTCGCCGAGCACGCGCGCGACCTCGGCGGCGTATTCCGGCGAGCGGACGTAATCGGTAACCTCGGCGTCTTTCGCGTCGTCGCCCGGCGAGCCCTTCGGCTCGTCCTCGACGACGTCGCGGGCCAGCAAGCCCAGGACGAGCTTACCGCACGCGGCATCGCCGCGAGCGGCCCAGTAGGCCAGCCCCTTAACGACGTCCCAGAGCATGACGTCGAGCGTCGTGCCCTCTTCGAGCGCGAGCTTGCGACAGACGGCCACGAGTTGGACGCGGCCGGAAGTCACGCCGCGCGCGAGCTTGAGCTCGGCGGGTATCTTCGGCGGTTCGGTCATTGTTCGATTATCGGAGTATCCGCGCGAGCTCGATCTCGCGCAAGAGGTCGAGGAGGTCGTCGAGCCCCAGGATAGCGACCCAGGGCTCGCGTGATCGCTTCCACGCGACGATCGGCACGTCGCCCGGCCCAGAGTCGGCCCTAGCCTGATCGAGCGCCACGCGGGCTCTCAGGCGTTCGACGAACTTGCACTCAAAGTGAACGCCGACGGGACCGCCGCGGACGTCCGGCGAGTCGGCACCGCCTGCGCGCTGCTGCCCCCGCTCGGCGCCGGTCCAGCCCGCCGCGCGTAATACGTCGCGCAGCATGAGCTCGCCGCGCTTGCCGCGCTCGCGTTCGCGCTTACCCACGGTCACCTCCCGCCGCCGCGGCGTCCGCCGCCGAGCGGTTCCCGCCACCGGTCGCCGACTCGCGGTCGTTCGTTTCGCATGAACTAACGGTATCGAGTGGTTCCCGTTCCCCCCCTATAGGGGGAACCGGGAACCACTCGTTCCCGTTTAGTTCCCGACCCTCGGGAACCACTGGGAACCGACTGGGAACCATTACTTTTCTCCTCACTTGAGTAACCCCGAGATGAAGTGTCCGACCTTGTTTCGGGCCATGGGTTCGACCCGCACGAGCCCCGTCGCGACGGCCCGCCGGACGGCGTCTAATACGTGCGACCGCTTACCGGTAACGGCTGACGCTATTTCGTTCGCGCTCGCGCCGGGCGTCCGCTGCACAAACGCGACGATCTTATCGAGGGCCGCCGAGAGCGCGAACTCGCGCCGCTGCACGGCGAGCTCGTCCTTCGTGCGCTCGCGGGCCGCCTCGGCTTCGGCTTCCTCGTTCTCGCGCTCTCGCGCTTCCTCTGGCGTCTCGCCGTAGAGCAGGCCGCGCTCGCCGCGCACGAGGGCGATACCCTCCGACGGCGGCGCAAGGTTGTTCTTTGCGACGTCGAGCTTGAGGCGTCGCGGTTGTTCCTTCGACGGCACGTTGAGGGTCAAGGCCCACCGCACGGCGTCGAACAAGCCCGTAACGCCGCGGAAGTCGGCCTCGCCGTCTTTCCGCGCCTGTTTCGACGTGTGGCCTACGGCGCAGACGGTCGGCTTGCCGGGCGCCTTGCAGAACCGTTCGAGCTCTTGGGCGTATCGGGTCGCGACGATGTTATCACCCTCGGTGTTCACGCCGGTAAAGCGCGACACCGGGTCGACGACGACGAAGCCCCAGTCGTCGCGCGTGTGCAGGAGTTCGAGCACGGCGTCGGAGTGCTCGGTTCCTTCGAGGTTCCCGTGCTCGCCTGCTCGCAGTAGCGGGAGCGCGTGCCCGGCGAGCGGTAGGGCGACGACGAACTCTTCGACGGCGCGGTGCTCGGCGGCTTCGAGGCCCATCGCTTCCGAAGTCCAGTAGAGCTTACGCCGCACCTCCTCTTCGTCCTCTTCGCCGAGGAGCATTAGCACGCGCTGCGGCTCGGCGGGCGTCTCGTAGTGACCGAGCCACGGCCGCCCGGTCGCGAGGCATACGGCTAGCTGCACGAGTGCGGTCGTCTTGCCGGTGCCGCCTGCGGCGTTGAGTAGGCCGGGCTTGCCGCGGGGCACGAAGCCCTCGCCGTCTGGGTGGTGCAACAGATAGTCGCGCGCCGGGGGCGCCGCCTCGTAAAGCGGTCGCGGGCTCTCGACCGTGAGGATCGGCGAGCGCGCCGGGGTCGGGTTCTCTTCGGGGTGATCGGGTGCGTCGGGCGGCGGTGTCCAGGCACTCGGGTCGAAGTCGTCGTCGAAGGCCGCGCCCGCGTTGGCGTCGGTCTTCTCGCCGATGCGTCGGAGCTCGGCGGCGACCCAGGACGCGCGGCCGTAGCGCGCCGGGTCTGCACTCTCTTCGACGTCTGCCCGGCCCCAGGCCGTCCGGTGCAATAAGAAGTCGAGGGCGGGCTTGCCGTGACCGTTGGCGGCTCGTAACGCCGCCTGGGCGACGTGGAAGAAGGCGCCGCTCGCGCTCTTGTCCTCGCCGGTCGCGGCGTCGCGCCATTCGGCGTCGAAGATCGAGCGAGCTCGCGGGTCGGCGCGCAGCACGGCCTCGACGGCGTCGGTCGTCGGGATGTCGCCGACGCCGCGGGGGAGCGAGCCCGGCGCGTCGCCGCGGGCGTCGCCCGCTTGCAGTTCGTATTCTTCGAGGAGCCAGTCGAGCGAGTCGACGACGAGGATCTCGGCGCTCGTGCCTGGGAGCGGTTGCCCGGTGACGGTGACGAACTGCGGCACGCCGTAGCCGAAGACTTGGAGCTCGGGTTTCTTGTCGACACCGGGCGGGGCCGCCGCCGAGACGAGCACCTTCGCGCGGAGTAGCGTCTCGGGGTAGCGGGCGGCGATGAGCCAGACGCGCAAGCCCGCGCCGCTCGGCGTGACCTCGGTATACGTGCGCTCGAACTGCTGCACGATCTGCAAAGCCCAGTCGGTGAGCTCGCCGGTCTGCGGGTCGCGACACGCATCGAGGTCGAGGGCGAAGAGTCGGCCGCCGTCGACGTCAGTGCCGCCGGTAAGCACGAAGCCGACGCCGCTCTCGTTCGTTACTTGCAGCGGGTCGAAGGCGTCGAAGCGTCGCCACCGACTCGCGTCGCGGGTCGAACAGTCGGGCCGCTTGGTTAACTTGCCCGCGGGGTTCTTAACGAGGCGCCAGCCGATCCAGCGATCGAGGCGGCGCAGAACTTCGGGCACCGCTTGCAGCGGTGCGGGTGCGGCGTTACTTTCCTTCATTGCGTGGTTTCCATGCGTAGCGCGCCCGGTCTTGTGTTGCTTTCCGCCGGGCGCGCTTTTTTGTGTCTTCCATAGGGGAACGCGACACCGTAGCCGGTGGGTCGATGCGAAAACAAGCCACCGGATCTAGCGGTCGGCTCGCCGGGCGACCACTACGCGCGAACGCCGAAGCAAAAAAGGCGACCGAAGACTTGCGCGGGTTCTGCGCGTGCGATAATGGTGACGGGCGTCGGCGGCTCGCTATCGAGAGACTTCCGACCGCCTATCGTTAGAGGTTTGGCGGGTCGCTGACGTTTCTATTCTCTATTTGCTATGCACTCCCCAAGCCTCTACCCCTACCAACGCGACGGCGCGGCGTGGTTAGCACGCACGCCGCGCGCGCTCCTCGCCGACGACCCCGGTCTCGGCAAGACCGCGACGGTCTTAACCGCCGCCGACGCCGTGCAAGCTCGCCGGTTGCTGGTCGTCTGCCCGACGTGCGTCTTGTGGAATTGGAAGCGCGAGGCGGCGACGTGGTCGCCCGGCCGTCGCGTGCAAGTCATCGACGCCGGTCGCACCGAGCTCGACCCCGAGGCCGATACGGTCATCGTCACGCACGGCCTACTCTTAACGAAGGCGCTCCGCGTTCGCCTGCTCTCGGCGCAGTGGGACGCCGTCGTTCTCGACGAGTCGCACTTCTTCCGCACGCGCACGGCGAAGCGGACCAAACACTTCTACGACGAGATCGTCCCGCGCGTCGAGCGCGTGTGGCTGCTCTCGGCGACGCCGATGCCGAACGACGCCTCGGAGCTATGGACGATGGCGCGCGGGCTCGGCAAGACGGCGCGCTCGTTCTACGGTTGGCGCGAGCGATACTGCGCGACGGCGTGGTCGCCTTACGGCGATCACGTAAAGGTCGTCGGGAACCGCAACGTCGACGAGTTGCGCGAGGATCTCGCGCCTTGGGTTCTGCGTCGCCGGAAGGTCGACGTCTTGCGCGACCTACCGCCGCGCCGGTTCGAGACGGTGTCGCTTCGCTGCGAGAAGATGCCGCACGAGATCGAGCTCCTCGCGGACGAGCTACCGCGCGAGCTTGTGCGCGCTTTGCAGGACGAGAGCACCGCCGAGGAGGCGTTCGAGACCCTGGGTTCGTCGCGTCAGTTCGCGGCGTTCCGCCGCTTGTGCGGGCTCGCGAAGGCCGAAGCCGTGGCCGATCTGCTTACCGTCGAGCTCGAATCCGGTCTCGGTAAGGTCGTCGTGATGGCGCACCACGGCGACGTAGTCGGGGCGATCGCCCGGCGTCTCGCGAAGTTCGGCGTCGTGACGGTGACCGGCGCGACCTTGGCCGGGGGTCGCCGGGCCGCCGTCGACGAGTTCCAGACTGGTAAGGCCCGCGTCTTCGTCGGCAACATCGTCGCCGCGGGCACCGGTGTCACGCTCACGGCGGCGAGCGAGCTCGTCTTCGCCGAGATGTCCTACGTGCCCGGCGAGAACGCCCAGGCCGCCGACCGTATCCACCGCATCGGCCAGCGCGATAGCTGCCGGGTGCGGTTCGTTTCCCTCGACGGCACTCTCGACGAGTCGCTCGTCGGTGTCCTTTCTCGTAAGACCCAGATGATCCGCGAAGTTCTCGACCGATGATCCACGAAGTAACCGTTACCCTCTCCGTCCCCGCCGACCGGCTCGCCGAGCTCGGCGCGTTTTGCCTAGAGACCGGCGCAGTGCCGCAGCCCGCGCCCCAGGCCGAGCCCGCCGCGCCTGCGCCCGCCGCGCCTGCGCCGCAGCCCGAGCCCGAGGAGAAGCCGCAGAAGCCGCGACGCAAGCGTCGCACGAAGGCGCAAATGGCCGCCGACAAGGCCGCCGAGGAGGCTGCGAAAGCCGAGGCGTCGACGCCCGA